TTCATGCCACGGATGCGGCCCGTGATCCCCGCGACACGGATGATCGCCCCCGATGCTGCGGAACCCGGGATCGTGGGCAGCACGATCTCTCGGGCGGTCCACCCAATGTGCGTCTGCTTGCCTTGGTAGAGCTGCCCTGAAGCCCGCTGGTGGATGCCTTCGAGCGAGCGGATCGGGTGGCAGACCTCTGGGAAGTCGCCGCCGAGGATCTCGCTGTTCTCCAGCTCCGCCTTGATCGAGTCCAGCATCCCCGCCGCGTGCTCTTCGTCCGACCCCACGAGCGCCACGAACTCCCGGTGCCCGTACACCAACGCCCACAGACACGCAATCTCGCAGAGCGAGGTCTTGCCTGAGCCGCGCGGCATCGCCATCGCAAACAGCCCGCCCTTGAGCACCGCCTGTTCGATCTTGGCGATGACCTTGAGATGGTCATCCGACCACTTCAGGTGAAACGTCTGCGGGAAGTACGCCTCGCAGAAGTACCGGAAGTCCCGCGCGGCTCGATCTCGCCTGGCCGGGTCCGCAACCGACGGCAGATCACCAATGTCCCGTCCCGACAGCGACAGCATCGCGTTGCGGAGCCGGGCACGCTCCTTCATCGCGTCGTATCCCGTCAGACCTTCGGGCGCATTGGCAGCATCGGCGATCGCCTCGTGCCGCGTGGTCGCCAGCCACGCCACGTATCGGAACAGATCAACCTTGCCCGCATCGCCGTCGGCCGCGACGCGGAACCCGGCGCGCGTGCGATGCCGGTGGAGCTGCCGCTCGCTGATCACCTCGCCCTGCGTCGTGCTGTTGAGCAGCCGCGCGAGTTCGCCGGGCTTGAGTTTGCGCGGGTCAATCGCCACCTGCGGACATCTCCTTCACGAGCCACGCGGCGTAGTGCACGAGGTTGACGCTGCCGTCGGCGTTGGTCGGCGCGCCCGCATCGATGTCGGCGCGGAGCATGGCTTCGGTCACGGGCTTGCCGCCAAGCCGGGTGAGCACGCGGGCGGCGTCCGCCACGGGCATCGCCGCCGGGTTGAGCCGGGACATTCCCTGTCCGCTCCCCGCAGGCTGGGAACTAGGCGCGTGTTCGGGAGTCATCGCGGACCTCCCGCGCGAACTTGCCCACATGGGCGGAAGAGTTGCCCACATGTCGCAGAATCATCGAGAAATGCAGCCCCAACGCCTTGCCTGTTGGCCAGATGCCGACGAATGTGTGTCATACGCGAGCGGGATGGCCGCACGCGACGGAGACCACGACGATGAACGCCAAGAAGACCACCAAGACCAGCCTCGACGGGATCAGCAAGCAGAAGGCGATCGACGCCGAGATGGAATGGGCCAAGGTCGAGCTCTTGCTCGAAACACTGGAAACCCGCAAGAGCGACGGCCTCGACTTCCACGAGATCCCGGTCTGGTCGATCCGCGACTTGGTCCGCCACGCCTTTGAGGCCGGGTACCACGAGGGCCTTCACACGGGTTACCGCCAAGGGCGAACGGACGCGTGCCGCGAGGCGGCACGAGAAGAGGCCCCGACAAGCCCACGAAATCCTGAACTGCCGACTACCTGAAGCCCGCGAAATGCGGGCTTCGCTGTTTAACCGACCACCCATTCGCATAGGAGCAGAAGCATGAACAAGCGCACGACCAAGACCACGAAGACCGAACCGACCGCCGCCCAGACCTACGCCGCAAGGCAGAACGACATCGCCCGCCTGATGGACGTGCTGCAGATGGAACTCGACAAGCACGCCGAGGGGGCGAAGGCCGACCCACGCAACTGGGGCTTCGCGGGAAGCCTCGGGAAGGTCCGCAGCGACCTGATCGACCTGGTCGGATTCCTCAGCAACATGGATCCCGAGCACGTCGAGACATTTCTGAACGACGCCGAGTAACCGCCACCACGGAGACACGCCATGAAGATCAAGCACATCGTCATCGAGGGCAGCGAGGAAGACATCACGGTGCGAGCCACGGCCGACGGCGCGACCGCGAGCGTGGTCCGCATGAGCCGAGCGCAGGGCCGCTTCGACAAGGTCATCGCCGAGTTCCGCCGCGACGAGAGTCGCGAGGCGAGGTACGCCAAGGCCTGCATCGTCGCCACGCACGTATACGGGACCGACCGCCACGGACGCCCCGCCGCCACTAACTCGATGGTCCACGACGTGATGAATGAGATCGAGCGCGTCGCGGGCTGCTAACAGACCCCACGCGGCGTCGCGGGGAACCGCGACGGCCACGCTTCCCCGCCGCGATGTGCGACGGGAGTTCCAACCCCCAGTTCGGAGATGACCATGAGCACGAAGACGAAGAAGCCCGCCAAGCCCCGCACCCCCCGCACCCCGAAGATATCCAAGAGCGCTGCCCGCGCGGAGGGAGCCGCCAAGACAGACCGGCTCCGCAAGGCGGCCCTCGCCGAGATCAACGACCGGTTGGCGGGCGGGAAGCAGGACCACGAAGTCCCCAGCGAGAAAGAGGTCGCCAACAACGCGAGCCTTGGCGCGGCTACCAAGGGCAAGAAGGCCAAGGGCGAGAAGGCCCCCAAGACGCCGAGGGCCCCGAAGCCCGCAAAGGAGCCCAAGCCCAAGCGCGTCAGCGCCCTCGACGCGGCGGCGCAGGTGCTCGCCGCGAGCGAGGTGCCGATGCGGGCCAAGGAGATGATCGCCGCGATGGAGGCGAAGGGCCTGTGGACGAGCCCCGGCGGCAAGACCCCCGAGGCCACGCTCTACGCCGCCATCATCCGCGAGATCGCCGCCAAGGGCACCGCCGCTCGCTTCAAGAAGCACGAACGCGGCGTCTTCGTCGCGGGGAAGGGAGCCTGATCCATGAGCGCCACCCCGGCTCCCCAGCCCGCGCCGACCCAAGCGCAACTCGAGGCCGTGCTGCAGGCCGCCTTGTACCTTCTCGGCGCACGGCAGGACCGGATGCTCACCATCGAGGAATGGACGGACCTGGCGCGGGCTGCCGCCGCCTGCCAAGGGCGCAAGACGGCCGACTACCTCACCGAGCACGACCTCGAGGACATCGCCGAGCGGTACGCCCTTGAATGGGACGAAGCGACCGACGGGGCTCTGCCCACGCTCGACGACGAGTGAGGCGTACATCACGCCTCGCTCCCAGCCGCGACACGCGTCGCGGCTTTCTCTTCGGCCACACCCTTCGCAGGCAGGCGCTCCGCCTTGCGGCCCGTGAACTTCTCCCAGCGCTGCACGATGACATCGCAGTAGAGCGCGTCGAGCTCCATGAGGAACGCGTGCCGCCCGGTCATCTCCGCGCCGATGAGCGTGGAGCCGCTCCCTCCGAAGAGATCGAGCACGTTCTCGCCGGGACGCGATGAGAACTCGATGGCCCGCCGCGCGAGTTCGACGGGCTTCTCCGTGAGATGGACCATGCTCTGTGGGTTGACCTTCTTGATCGACCAGGTGTCCGGCACGTTGGCCGGGCCGAAGAAGCGGTGCGCCGCGCCTTCCTTCCAGCCGTAGAAGCACCACTCGTGGTTCCCCATGAAGTCCTTCCGCGTGAGGACCGGGTGCTCCTTGATCCAAATGATCGCCTGGGCGAAGTAGAGCTCGCAGCGCTTCAGCACCGGCGGGTAATTGCCGCAGTTCGCGTAGCCGCCCCAGATGTAGAAGGTGCCGCCGGGGATGAGCACACGGGTGATGTTTCCGAACCACGCGGCGAGCAGCCGGTCGAACTCGTCATCCGACACAAAGTCGTTGGCGAGCGGCCGGTCCTTGGCACGAAGCTTCTTGTGCGTCGCTCGGCTCTTCTCTGGGTAGCGGTTGAGGTCGGCGCTTTGCTGGTCGTGCTGGTCTGCCTTGCCAGGCAGCGCGAACGAGCTCAGGCCGGCGACGATCGCGTTGTTTGAGCGGGGCTCGACCTTCACGTTGTACGGCGGGTCCGTGTTCACGAGATGGATCGGCTGGCCATCAAGCAGGCGGTCGAGGTCCTCGGGCTTGGATGAGTCGCCGCACATCAGGCGGTGGTTGCCGAGCACCCAGATGTCGCCGGGTACGGTCGTCGCTGCGTCCGGTGCGCCCGGCACGTCATCGGGATCGGTCAAACCCTCGCTGCCCGCGGGAGCCATGATGGCGCTGAGATCCTCGGCGCTGAAGCCGAGCAGCGCGAGATCGAAGTCCACGCCCTTGAGGTCGGCCAGCTCCAGCGGCAGGAGTTCCATGTCCCACGACGTCAACGTGGCGACCTTGTTGTCGGCGATGCGAAGCGCCTTGACCTGTTCCGGCGTCAGATCATCGGCGCGGATGGTCGGCACCTCCTTCAGCCCGAGTTTCCGCGCCGCGCGGAGCCGCGTGTGCCCGGCGATGATCACGCCGTCGGCGTCGATCAGGATCGGCACCTTGAAGCCGAACGCCTCGATGCTCTTGGCCACCGCGTCGATGGCGGCGTCGTTGATGGTGCGAGGGTTGCGGTCGTACTCGTGGACCGCGTCGATGGGAAGCGTTTCGATGTTCACAGCGATCTCCGTCGTGGGTATGGGCGCGGCGGTAAGCGCCGGCGCGAGGCGTCGTGGTGGCCCGCCGCACACGCGGTGGGTCCAGGGATCGGTGGATCGCTAGTTGGCTGGATCGCTCGGGCGACGGGCCCGTCCGGGAGCGCTTAGCGCCCCGATTCTCCCGCGCTACGGGCCGCGCCCGTTGGCCACGGGTCCGCCCACGTTGGCCCACGTCGCGTCATTGGCGGCGAGGCGTACCAACCCCGCCACGGGGCCGCCCCGCGCTCGGACGGGCGAAACAAACTCTGTCGCCAAGCGCGGCTGTTCCCGCGGGCGTCGATTCGCAGGCTCGGCCCGGGAGTACCTAACGCCATCCGCCTCCCCTGCCGTAAGGCTTCCGGCTGTAAGGCTCCCGCTAGGCGCGGCCTGGCACACGACCTGCATGGGCGCTGCGGTGGGGACGCCGGGGACGGGAGAAGAGGATTCAGAAAGAGAGAGATCATTCAATCTTTCAATACCTGCTTTCCGCCCACGGGCACGCGACGCGTGGGCGCGCGCGGAGATTAGATGAACGATTGAGGTTTCTTGTTCAGGCCAGCGCATACACCACCCTCGGCTTGGTTGCCGTCTCCTCGGTCACTTGCTCGATCTGCCCGGTTTCCAGGAGGTTGTCGATGACTTCCTGCCGTTCCCGCTGGGTGAGCCACTGCGTCTTGCGGCACAGTTCACTGCGGGAGATCTTTCCATCCGCCTTGCGCACGATGCGCAGCACGCGCTTCTGCCGGGCGTCGAACACGCCGTCGGCAACCCACTCGTGGGCGATGTAGAGCATCCTCCGTGTCAAATACTCCGACAGGTCACACGCCCAACGGGCCGCAGCGGCGTCGATCACTGGTTTCGGGGCGTTGGCGGAGCAGGCATAGACCAATGCGAGGCGGCACGCCTTCTCTTCGGCCCGTGCCCAGAGCGACCGTCCGGCCTGATCCGGCCTGCCGAGTTCGGCGTCAACAGTTGCCGCCAGCGCATCGAACAACGCGCCGGCCTCCGGCGTGGCATCGACGACGAGGGGCTCGGGATGCTCGCCGGCGAGGTTGCCGCCGGGCTTGAACGATCCCCACCATGCAGCGGCCTGCTTGATCGCCTCCGGCACCGGCCGCGCCTTGGCTCGCTGACGCGCCGGCGTCGCGGTTGCCTCGAACACGAGCAGACGCGCGATGAACCCATCACTGAGGCTGTCAGCCGTCAGGGACTCGTAAAAGTGCTCGGGGACGGTTGTGCCGTAAACACTGACGCACGGCTGGTCGACCACCTTGTTCCGCTTGGCGTCGGCGTAGGCCTTGCCGCGGAAGATCGTGTCGGCGCTGGAATAGAGCTTCATCAGCGCCGTGAGGACGTTGAACAAGTGCGGGGCCTTCTTGGGATCGCCGATGGTGCGCAGGAAGCGCCCGAACTCATCGATCTGGAACAGGATCGCGGGCTCCGTCTCCACGGCGGTGACCAGCCCCGCATCGGACGCGAGGTCCTCGTTCCCCTCGTGCTCGACCATGTCCGCGGCGAAGAGCACGTTCTTGTTCACCTTGCGGGCGTGGTCCTTGCCTGCGCCCGATGGGGCGACGCCGACACTGTAGAGATTGGTGCGGTTGCCGCGCTCATCGCGCACCTTGCGTGCCGCGAGCACGGCTTGCAGACAGACGCCTGCGGCGAGTGCGAGCACGGGCTGTGGCCGCGTGGCGGTGGCGAGGTTGTACGCGACCACCTGCTCGATCAGCCCGGGCACATGGAGGAGGTGCTCGGGGAACGGACCGGGATCGGGAACACGCTGCGACGTTGCTCGCTGCGCGTCATCGCGGCGGCGCTCGGGGTCGAATCCGGAGAGGTCCACGTCGCTGGCCTCCACGGGCCCCGTGTCACGAAGCCAGCCGAGCGGTTTGTCGTGCGGCTTGCTCGCGGCGTCCGTCACCTTGTGACGGAGTTCCTTCTCCGTCCACGGCGGATCGCAGCGCGGGTTGTAGCGGTCCGCCAGCAACCGGAACGCTGTCTCCGCGTCGAGGCCGAAGCCATGCACCATCGCGGTCGCGGCGGTATAGGTCTGGCTGTGGCCGCCCGAGCCGGAGATTGCCGGTGGGATGCGGTCGAGGTACGCGGCGGCACGGCGCTCAACGTGGTCCTGTGGGAGCGCAGGGAAACGATCGCTTCTGAGCGGAGCGGGTTGGGAAGCGATCGGTTCCTTGCGCCCGTGCCGCCTCTCGGTTACCGCCTCCGCCAGCGCCACCACGGCCGCGGCCAACTCCGCGTGGTCGATGACAGCGGGATCGCCTTCGAGCGGGTCATAGGGCTCGCCGCTGGGGTGCGTGCCCGGGCCGACAACCGTCTGCGCCCCGGTGCTGCGGAGCTCGACCATCATCTTGCGTGAGACCGGGTCCTGGTGCTTGCGGGTCAGCGCCCCCTCACAGATGTACCACCAGTGCGAGGCGGGCTTGCCGGGCCGGCCGGACTTTGCACCCGTCGCCGGCAAGAACTCCGGCGCGAGCGCCACCGCCTCCTCGCAGTCGAGGTCGACGTCGACGAGCCATCCGCTGGGCTCGCCCAGTAGCAGTCCGATGTTGCCGGTGCCGTTGAAGTGTTGGGGTAGGTCTGGCTCATCCAGGCGCAGGGTCTGCCAGCCCTTGAGCACAGGGATCTTCGTTCCCGCGGGCACCGGGATGGGCGCATAGCCGCGCGACCGGTACCACCGGGCCGCATCGAGCAGGTTGTGTGTGTGCTCGGGGATGTGCATCAGAACGGGATCTCGTCATCAGGGATGCCGTGCGTCGTGCCCGCGGGCGCGCCAACGGCGTCGGGTACAGCATCGGGATCATCCAAGCGGGCGGGGCGCTCGCCGAGGTGGTGCGAAGAGACGCGTTCGAACTGGTCGCCGGCCTTCTTTTCGACGGTGATCGCCAGGGTCTGCGCGAGTGCCCCGGCCTTGGCCATCTCGACCGCCTCCTCCGTGCCGCCCGGCACCGGCTCAACCGAACGGGCACGCCACCAGGCCTCGGCTTTGGTCCGCGCGTACCCGGTGTGGTCGAAGCAGACCCACTCGCGGAAGTAGCGGTTGAATCCCACGCGGTACTCGACGCGCATCGTCAGCGGCGCGGATGGGTCGCTGCGTTTGTAGTGCACGTGGTACGTCGTCTCGCTGACGCGATGCTCTTCCCGCGTAGTCTGCCCCGAGAGGATGCCCTCGGTGCTGGCCTTGGCCTCGTGCTGCTGCTTGTTGGGCTCGGGGAACTGGTGTCCGCACTGCGGACAGGTCTGGTAGCCCGCCGCGATGAGCGCGTGGCACTCCGGACATTCCTTCGCGGGTGCCTCGCCGTCGCCACGGTCCTCGGCAGCAAGGCGGATGGCATCTACCGGCCCGTGACGCAGCACGTTGCCGCCGAAGTCCAGCACAAGGCAGTCCGCTTTGCTGGGGTGCAGCCGGAATCCTCGTCCCACCATCTGGTAGTACAGGCCCGGCGACATGGTCGGCCGCACGAGCGCCACGCAGTCGATGTGCGGGGCGTCGAAGCCGGTGGTGAGCACGTTGACGTTGCACAGGTACTTGAGATCGCCCCTGCGGAACCGCGCGAGGATCGCGCTGCGGACGCCGTCGGGCGTGTCGCCGGTGACGAAGCCACACTCAACGCCATGCTTGGCCCTGAGCACATCGACGATGTGCTGCCCGTGGCGGATGCCCGACGAGAAGATGAGCGTGGCGCTGCGGTCCTTGGTGTGCGTGACGAGTTCGGCGCAGGCACCCTCGACCAGCCCTTCCTTGTCCATGAGGTCCTCGACCTCGCTGGCGACGAACTCGCCGGCGCGGACGTGCAGCTCGTCGGTGCTGACCTTCTGCAGGCCCGCCTTGGTCTTGAGCGGCGACAGGAATCCCTGCACGATGAGCTCGCGGACGCCAACCTCGTAGCAGACGTGGTTGAGGATGTTCTCGGCGGCGCAGATCGAACCGGACTTCATGCGGTACGGCGTGGCCGTGAGCCCGATGACCCGGACGTGAGGGTTCACGACCTTGGCGTCGGCGATGAACTGGCGGTACATCCCGTCGTCTTCGGCGGGCACCATGTGCGCCTCGTCGACGATGATCAGGTCCACTGGGCCAAGATCGCACGCCTTCTTCCAGATGCTCTGGATGCCCGCCCGCTGAATAGATGCCGACGGGCACGTCGGGCGCGATGGTGCGAAGCTTGTCCGCCGCCTGCTCGAGCAGTTCCTTGACGTGGGCCAGGATGACGACCCGCCCGTTCCAGTGCGTAACAGCATCGCGGCAGATCGTGGCGATGACTGGCGTCTTCCCGCCCCCGGTGGGGATCACCACGCAGGGGTTGTCATCGCGGGCGCGCAGGTGCTCGTACACCGCGGCGATGGATTCGGATTGGTAGGGGCGGAGGTTCATGGCTTGAGTTGCGTGATCTCCACGAGCACTTTGCCGCCGGGCGTGATGGGCCCGCGGATGACTTCGAGCCGGTCGATCTGCGAGTCATCGCGATACGCCCCTCCCTTGGCCAGAGCGTCAAGGAGGGCCTTCTGCACGTTGTCCAGGTCGCGCCGGCGCGCGTCGGGCGGGCAGACCGTCACCCGCACCGACAACCGGCCGAGCATCGCGGTCACGCGCATCGCCGCGAGAGCGGCGCACACCGCTTGGCGGTAGCGCCGGCCCTCGCGGCTGATGACGGTCCTGGAGCCCAGCCGCCGCCAGATGTGGTTCACGCTGGGCGGATACGGGAGCTCCAGGACACGACCGGATGGACTTGGGGGGGTCAGCGTTTCCAGGGCGGCGTGCTCCCCGGGCCAGCGCTCACGGCCTGGCGCTGCGGTGCCGCCGAGCCGCCCTTCTTGGTGTAGCCCTTGATGACGTTGGTGAACTCGCCGTTGTCGTCGCGCTTCTTCAGACCGACGGAGATCTCCAGCGGGATGTTGTGGAGCTCGACCGAGTCCTTTGGCTGCATCACGCCGATGGCGCGGCAGATGGCCGAGAGTTCGCCTCGGGCGATCTTGACCGTCATCTCGCTCTTGTTCTCGAGGTTGAGGCGAGCCCAGACGAGGCGGCCCTTGAACTCGCCGTCGATGACCTGAAAGGTCAGCTGCAGGTACTTACCGCCGCCGGTCTTGGTCGGTTTGTACTCCGAGTCGGAGATCACCGCGGTGTACTTGCCGGCTGGGAGCGGGTCGAGGGCGACGGACGGGTCGACCTGCGAGGCGTCGAAGTTGTTCAGTGTGGCCATGTGACAGATTCCTTGTGCAGGGATGTGTGGGAGTGCGGTGGGGGGACGGATCAGTTGGCGAGGACTTCGGGCGCGGCTGCGGGCGCAGGCGTGGCGACGGCCTCGGCGAAAGGGTTCTCGCCACGGGCGAACGCGCCGTAGATGCGGAAGTCGAGCGGGAGCTCCTCGGGAAGCCCCAGGCGGTTCTTGGCGACATGAGCGGGGCGCTCGACGGTGCGGATGATCCGCTCACCGGTGCCGATGCCGTTGTGCTTGGCCTGGTTGAACCCCTCCGCCACCTTGACGGTGTGGACCTTGTACGTGGCGAAGAGAACCTCGTCGGCCCACTCCTGCACCAGCGCAGACGCGAGCTTGTGAAGGCGCGGCGAGTAACGGTCGTATGGCACGGTCTCGGGGTTTTCGAACTTCTCGATCTTGGCGTGCGCGATCAGGACGACGGTCATGCCCCGGTCGCTACGGAGAGCGTCGAGTGCGCCGAGCACCATCCGCCACTTGTCAACGGCGAACGTGTATCCCTTGGCGTATCCGATCTTCTCAATGTTCTCGACGCTCTCGTCAGCGCACACCTCGGCCCAGATCAGGCGCTCCAGCCAGTCGAGACTGTCGATGACCACGGTCTTGTACTGATGATCGCTGGAGTACAGCGACTCGAGCGCGGCCATGATGTCGCCGAAGCTCTTGGCGAGCGGGAAGGACTCGCAGTCGATGTCGGCGAGGCCGTCCTCGGTGGGGACGAAGATAGGCTTGTCGGCCATCGCGCCGAAGGTGCTCTTGCCGATGCCGTGCGTGCCGTACAGCATGACGCGGCGAGGCTGGGCCTTGCGGCCCTTGGTGATCTGGTTCATGAGGGTTGTTGGGGGCATGCGGTCTCCGTGTTTGCTGGATGGGCGGTCGAGGTCGTCGGGCCAGATCTCGCGGGTGAAATCACCCTGCCCGAGCCGCACGAGCGGCTGGGCGTCGGACTTAGAAGTGGAATGGCGCGTCACGCGGCAGCGCCAGCGGGTTCGGCGGCGGCCGGCGTTTGCGGGAGCGGATCGCCGCCGCGAACGATTGAGAAGTTCTCGTCGCCGTACTCAAGGATGCAGAAGCCGGTGAAGACCCGCGTGACCGCCCGCCCCGTCTCGGTTGCCGCGTCCACAGCGACCACTCGCTTCTCAGCATCGACGGCATATCCGGCATCGAGCCGGACGGCGGCCTCGCCGTGCAGGAAACCCACTGCGAGGATCGACAGGAAGAGCGTCTTCTCGACTTCCTCCATGTCTGTGTCCTCGGCGAACTGGAAGCGGTACACGAGCGAGCGGCTTTGCATGGGGGATTGCTCCGGACGGGGCGGGGGATCACAGATGGGTGGCGGCACCCGCTATCAGGCATCTCGCCGACGGCGGCACGTTTTCACGACAGGTACTGATCAAGATCCGCGCGGCGAAACGTCTCGCGGACGCGCTTCAGTGAGGAATCGAGGGTGGAGCGGGGCACGCCGCGGCTGCGGGCCACGCTGCTGACCGAGTCACGACGGAGTTGATCGCAGGCCTTGCGAAGGTCGGGCGGCAGATTGGTCACCGCCACCTCGACATCGATGCGCAAAGCGATGTGCCGGAGGTCGTCGTCTGCCGCGGGCTTGTCGTGGTGGTCGGCGTCGAAGGACCGAGCGGGGCGCTGCGAGCCCTCGGCGCGGCGGAGCTTCCACGCTTTCTGCTGAATGAGGTGCTCGACGAACGCTGCGGGCTTGCCGCGAGCGGGATCGAACCGTTCCCACCCGATGACAACTTCGAGCAGGAGTTCCTGCTCGAGGTCCTCGCGGGAGCAGGTGCGGATCAGGCGTCCGAGCTGACGGGCTTTGATGCGGGCGAGACGGCGGGCGAACTGCAGGGTCGTTGGATCGATCATGGCCGGACCTTCCTGGCATTGCCAGAAGGCCCCGGGGAGCGACAGGTCCGGCGTGAGCTCACCGGGGCGGGAATGGCGTGGGATGCGGGCCTGTCGTCCCCGACTGGCGACTTGTCGACTCCGCGCCAAAGAAACAGGCAATGCACCCGCCCCAAAGCGACACAACCCGCTGTATTTCAGCGGGCTGCGCACGATGTTCGTACCTCAAGAAGGTCTGCAGCCTCTCCGCCAGGCGCTCGCGCCGCTTCTGGTTCTTGGGGGAAGCGTCTCCGCTCTCCCAATCCAAGATGCCGCGCCCGCGGGCGAAGGCGTACAGCAGCGCCCACTGGACATCGGGCTTGCGGGTCCGGGCGATTCCCATACCCATTGACGAGAAGTCGAAGGTCCCTTGTTCACCGCGCACGGTGACCGAGACGGTGTGCCCATCCGTAAAGCGAATCCGCACATCCGACCACTTGGCTCCGGCCGGTGTTGCAAAGCGGGGCGTGCTTTCGCGCGGAGCAGCAACCCTCACGTGGCGGCCGACAAACGCCGCAAGCGTCTGCGCGATCGGGCGTTTGGCCTCGAACACGCCCTCCCCTTTCCACGTCAATGTCTCATCCAGAGTGATCCACGCCGAGCCGCGACCATCGACGACCGAGTTCACCGCATCGCTGGTGCTGCGCCGGCTGGGCGTGACGAGGACAAATGGACGCCGCGATAGCGCGGAAACGTGGCCGGCGCTCTTGAGGAGGTCGTTGGCGTCCCGCGTCGTGGCGAGGTAAACCGGGAATCGCTCGCCTTCGACGGGAACGAACTCACCCAACCACCACAGGCGGTTGCCCATGCCGACCGAGGACGGTGTGCCGATCAGTCCGAGCGCGGACCCGACCCCGCGAAAGAGCGTGTCGGCGTCGAGCTTCCACAGGACGATGTCTTCGCGCGAAATGGGCGAGGCCTCGGAGGTCTCGCGGTCGACGGCAACAATGTCGTCCTCGTCATGGACCACGACCTTGCGGCCCTCGACCGCACCGGGCCACGGCACCGATAGCGCGAGCTCGTCCATCGGAGTCAGCAGGGGCTCGAGGAACTGCAGGTCGTCGCCCATGTGCTCACGCCAGACGGAGCGAACGCCCGCCCAGCCGTGGATGTTCTCAAGCGCTCGCCAAAGCCGCATGGGCCACCTCCCGTGTTCCCTTCACGAACCCGCGGCGGCGCAGGAAGCACTCGATGAGCTCGGCATCGTCGTCGCGGGTGTAGGAGGCCGTGTTGCCGTGGCGGATCGTCACGGGTCGGGGCTTGCGTCCGTCCGCGAACCGCACCTCGAACGTGGCGCTGGTGAGAAGCGAGTCGGACGCGATGGTCTCGCCCGCCGCCTCCAGCGCCACAAGCACGTCGTCGGCCTTCTCGACCTTGCGCCGGTGGTACGGGCCGCCCACATACAACGAGAGCTCCACGAGCCGCACCGACGCGAGCCCGCCGACATCGGTGCAGACGAGGCTGCGGCGGCCCACCGCCCGCAGCGGCTCGAGGTCGTAGCGATCGGGGTCGGGCGGGAACATGTCGCGCCGGCCGAAGATGTGCTGGCCCACGAGCTCTCGGTACGCCGTGCGTTCCTTCTTGGTGCCGCCGTTGATCCGGAGCTCCCAGGTCTTTCGGTTGAACGTCACCACGCCGTGGGCCATCGGGCGGTAGCGGACGCACCCCGGCTTGCCGTCGTCCAGGCTCCCCTCGCGGCGGTACGGGCCGCCGTGACGCACCAAGAAGCGGAGTTCGTCGCCGTGGTCGAAGAAGAGGACGCGAGCGCCAAGGCCGCGACGGTTGGCCGAATACCACGCCGCCACCGCGCCGTCCAGGGCCGCGATCTTCTCCGGCCCTGGTGGGACCCAGGCGAGCACCGTGCCCTTCGCGGGAACGAACGTCTCGAAGCTGCGACGCCGCGAAACCGAGAGTTCAGTGTGGCATCGCCGCAGAAGTTCGGCGTCCGCCAGCCAGACACGGGTGGCGATGTCCGCCGGCGCGAGGTGATCGTGGGGCAGGTTCAGGCCCGCCTGCTCGACGGCGCTCAGGAGCGACTCCATTCCGGCGGGAGTCGACATCTCATGGATGTGCCAGAGGGCGTCGAGCAGATCGATGGGGAGTTCACCCACGCTGGTGGTAAGCAACGCGACCTCGACCCGCTCGATGTCCAGGCGATCCGGATCAGTGGGGAGCATCGCTCCGTTGGCGGCGAGATGGGCGGCGTGTGGTCGGAGAAGTTCGATCAGCGCCGCGGGATCGACTTCACGAAGGGCGTATGCGTTGGTGAAACGACGGAACGAAAGGGTGCTCATGATCCAGGGCCTCCGCACGAGTTTGTCCCCGGTTTCCAACCGGAGGTGATGGCCCTAGTGTACCCCGAACGAACACGGATGTTAAGGATCCGACAGGGTATACTCGCTTTGTCCACAACCATCGGTTTTGACAGCGGTTACAGGCCGATTCGGCTTGGGTGCGGTTGCCAGAACCTCGGTCTGTAAACGAGCCCAGGCCCGCCGCTGGTGGGTCCAGTCCGGCATACACGTCAGTGGCCGGAGAAGCTGCTCGGAGAGCTTGCTGCGCCCCTGGATCACCCGAGGCAGAAACAAGATCTCCTCCTGAATGTCCGGCGCGAGGTTGTTCAGGTTCATGATCTGGCTGACGCGTGCGCTCGTGACACGGCCCGCCCTCGCCAGATCGGACTGGTTGCGGACCGCGCCCGTCATCAGGAGCCGCTCGAACTTGATCGCCAGCGCCATGAGCTTGGAGATGTGGGGCGTGCGACCCTCCGGCGGCGTCAACTTCGGGGGCGCATTTCCCTCCTTGAGCTCTCGACGGGTGTTCGGCCCTCGCGTCAGATGGATCTTGAAGGTTAAGGTTGCGCCGTCGGACATGGTGGGGTCTCCTTGGCGAGCCAGTCGTTCTCCGCGTGAAACGTGACGCTGATCTCGCTGGCCGCGCCGTCGAAGGTGATCTTGGTGATCAGGAGCTTTAGGAACGCGGCCTGCTCGCGGGTCGTGAGGGCGCTCCACAACGGTTCGAACTCGGCCATCGCCGCCTCGGTTTCTTCACGCCCGACGAGTTTCTGGCGCAGGCGGTTGACGTCGTCGTCGATCGCCAGGAGCCGTCCCCGCGCCTCGCGTTCGCGGCCGTCGATGTCCGCCAATCGCGCCCGCGCCGCGTCCGTGCCCGCCCCCTCGGCCGTGAGCCGCGTGCTCGACTACCAGCCGCACGAGCTGCCGGTCGCGCCCGACCGTCTTGATGCGGCCGACGACGAACTGCTCGAGCTGATCGGCGGGAATCGACTTGCTGTCGCACCGGTCGTACCCGCGGTCTTGCGCGTTCGAGCAGACGTAGTAGCGGTAACGCTTGGTGTTCTGCGTCGAAAACGAGTGCAGCATTGGGCGGTTGCAGCCCTTGCACCACAGCAGCCCCTTGAGCAGGGCACCGTGCATGTTGTTGACCTCCGACCCGCCGGTCACGGCGTTGAAGCGGAGCTTGGCCTGCACGAGGTCCCACGTCTCCTTGTCGACGATCGCCTGGTGCTCCCCGTCGTACACGTCTTTGTGGTGCGCGACCTTCCCGATGTAGAGGACGTTGGTGAGCATGGTGTAGAGCAGGGAGCGGTTGATCGCTAGCCCGCCGATTGCGCGACCGTCCTTGGTGGTCCACTTCTTCGTCGTCCAGCCGCGCTTCTCCAGGTCGTGGACGACGCGGCGGATGGTCTCGCACCGCAGGTACGTGCGGAAGACCTCCCGCACCTGGCAGGCCTCTCCCTCGTTCACGACGAGCTTGCTGCCCACGTTGTCGTAACCGAGCACGGGCCGGCCGCCCGCGTACTTGCCCCGCTTGCGGGCGGCGGCGATCTTGTCCCGCGTGCGCTCCGAGATGATCTCTCGCTCGAACTGCGCGAACGAGAGCAGGATGTTCAACGTCAGCCGCCCCATCGAATGGGTTGTGTTGAACTGCTGGGTGACGGAGACAAACGACACCTTGTGCCGGTCGTACACCTCCATCATCTTCACGAAGTCTGTAAGGGACCGCGAGAGACGGTCCACCTTGTAGACCACCACGCAGTCAACCACGCCGGCGGCGATGTCGTTCATGAGGCGGCGTAGCGCGGGGCGCTCCATGTTGCCGCCCGTAAATCCACCGTCGTCGTACTTGGTCGGGAGGCAGACCCAGCCCTCGTTCTTCTGGCTCGCGATGTACGCCTCGCCGCTCTCACGTTGGGCATCCAGCGAGTTGAACTCTTGGTCAAGCCCCTCGTCGCTGCTCTTGCGGGTGTAGATCGCGCAGCGGACGCGGGGCGTTGCTGGCGTGGAGGTACGCCCGCTCATGCCGACACCTCCCCGGCCGTAGGTTCGCTGGCAGCCGGACGGTTGCCTCGGTCGATACCGAAGAACCGGTTCCCGTTCCAGTGGTTGCCCGTCGCGGCGTTGGCCACCGCAGAGAGGGACCTGTAGACACGTCCGTCCCATTCGAATCCGTCGGCTCGGACGAGCACCACGATTCGCGTTCCTTTGTAGTCTTTGGTGATAATGGTGCCAACCGCTGGGCGTGCGAACTTTGCGGGCTGCCGGAAGGTCCCCAGCGCCGCAACTTCGGGCGCAAGCGGAGCGGGCTCCGCTGTTCGCATCGACGGTGCCCTCACACGCACGTCGGCGTCGTTGGCCAGCGCGTCGGCGCGCAGGCGGGCGCGCTCCGTTAGGCCGCCTTCCGCGTTGGCCTGCATACGCCACGCTACGCGCTTCAGCAGGTTCTCCCGGTTGTTGGTCGACGGTTCTTCGCCGTAGACCTCGATGTACTTCTCCTTGAGTTCGGCGGTTCGCAGGTTCACCAGCGACCGGATCTGTGCCGACAATCGTCCGTTCATGCGTCACCTCGTTTCTGGCCATCGGGGAACGACCCCGATCCAAGCGGACCACTGAGGCGATCATCAACGCGAGAGTCAAGCGGAGACAACGGAGAAGATCGATGCTCGGCGGCGCGAGATCCGGGGCGTCCGAAGTGCCGCCGAACGGCTCGGGCGAGCAGCTCGGCGGCACGTTCCTGGCGTTCGGCAGACGACATCGCTGCCTCGCGGGCGCAAGGCTGGGGGACGGTTGGGCGGATCAAGGGGAGTGCTCCGGTTTCGGGATGCGGGGTTTGGGGCCCCTACCAGACATCTCGCCGCCGGTGTCTCGATTTCACGACTTTCCGCCGTAGTCGTGCGGACGGCCATCGCAATGGCTCCAACGATCTCCGCAGACATGAACGCAACTGACGCCATACAGATCGTTCAACCGGCGACACTCGACCAGGTGGTAATGTCGATGCTCGACTCCCAGATCGGAACAACTCAGCTACTCGCTGAAGAGCTGGATGGCACGGGGAGCCTGGGCCAGCCGTTTGTTGACGCGATGAATCGACTGCTCGCGCATTTGGTGAACGGAGACGCCGCCTCCCGTGATGCCGTCGCGCGAACGCTGCCCCCGGTGTACTCGAGTTTTCTCGACATCTTGTCTGTTAGACGGCAGGACCACGCGGCCACGGTCCGCATGGCCAGGTGCTGGTTGGCGCACTTGGTGACGGACCGAATGGCCAGCGGAAACCTATCTCCTTTGGCATCAGTCGTCGGCAGCCGGTTATTGCAACGCTTCCCGAAACTGCAGGACCATTTGAATGACGACGGACTGATCCGATTGACGCCTGAGCTCAAGTTCGATCGTCATGGGGTGGTTTTCGACGGTCACCTCATCCGCTATCACCCGTTCATTGGCGTGAGTCGAGCTTCTTCGCCCGAGTATGACCTGCTAGCCATGCTCTGTGACCATGCGGCCCGAACGAGCAACGACGTATCGATTGCGATCGACGGCAGCCGCATTATTCCAGCGGAGAAGGCACAGATGTACCTGCTTGAAGACCACTGGCGGGGGCGGCCGTTCATGCGAGGCGACCTCGATGATCCGCACGCTCTTGGCGTCACAATTCACACTGCACCCGATATCAGTACCGCTAAGGACATCGCCGCTGCGTGCATGTTGGCTGGCATTCAGCGCACTGAGTTCATCTGGAAACACAAAGAGAGTGTCAAGACGTTCGAAGCGGAAGAGGTCATGGTTGCAGAGAGGGACCGGCGCGGTCGGTATCTGCATGCTGAATACAAACTCGCAAACAAGCCTGAGCACAATCACTTTCGGCATCTCGACGGTGCCGTAATGGTTTATTCTCCTGCTGACGAACAGACCCGCCGTCAAGCCTCTTGCGTGCTGCCCAAGACTCCTCGTGCAGCGTGCAAGCCAAAGCTGTTTCGCATAGACGGCAACATGACAGTGGAGCATTGGACCACAGCACTTTGCCTGTTCTTTCGTGGCAACCCGCTCGTGCTCGAGTACCTCGCGGGCGAAACGGGACCCTCGGTGGACACGATAACCACCGCACCATGACTCAATCGCGGCGACGCACACCTCGATGGTGGTCTGCGAAGCGGGCAAGCCGATCCGCAAGAATGCGAACGACGTCGTCAGCCGAGTCCGCACCGAAGATCCGATCATCCGCTTCGTTCGGGTAACGAATGCGCTCGTCCACTCGCTGGTCGGCCATTCGTCCGCTCCAGCCCTCGACACGCATGCCGATGATTAGCCGCTTGTATATCCAGGCGAAACAGATCTCCGACATCGTGCCCGCGCCCCCGCCGACGGCGATGACCGCATCGGCGTGCGCTACGACGGAGTTGCGGACATGGTCGAGGCCTGAGGCGAGCACGACATCCACGAACGCGTTTGCCTCGCCGGGATCGTGGCCGGGTACGACGCCCACCGTATCGCCAGACCGGTACTTCGAAGACGAGCGGGCACCCCGAGAGGCCGCCTCCATCACGCCACCAAGCCCTCCCGTGAGCACGCGATAGCCAGCATCAACGAGGGCTCGACCAATGTCCTCCGCGAGCTTGTCCTTGACGGAACCCAGCTCCAGCTTGGCATCGCCGATCACCGCGATGAGCGGCCGCCGGGTCGAAGGGTGAGCAGTTTGGCTGGATTGACTCATTGGATGACCTCCGTCTTGCGCATGATCTGGGCCTCGTCGAGGCCAACAAACACTCCGCCAAGGTACGGCACCGCCGTCACCCGGACGCCCCGGAGCGACGCCAGCAACGCCATGATCATGAAATCGTGGGTAATGGCGACCACGCGCGAGCGTCCTGCCGCCTCGGCCGCCGTCAGGGCAGCATCGATTGCGGAACGGGCAACGTCGTGGCACGGGATGAGGATGTCCCGGTCAAGCGAGCCATCCATCCACGCGGTCATCAGGCCGGTCCAACCCAGCCGTCGCTTCACCAACTCATAGGCATCCGTGTCAGCAATCCGGAAGTTCACCAGTGCGTCGATCTGGCGGACTTCGGCTTCGCTCACTCCCATCGCCTCCGCAATCGCGGCCGCCGTTTCCACGGCGCGGAGCACTGGGCTTGATGCTAACAGCACTTCGCTACCGAGGGCCTTGCCCAAGCGCAGCGCTGCGTTCCGCCCCTGATCTGTCAGCCTGACCTCGTCTTTCTCCGCGGCGTTCAGACCCGCAAAGGATGGACGTTCTCCGTGGCGAAGGAACAGGACTCCGCCGTCTTGTGGCCACACGTCGGCGGACATTTGCTGCGGGTCCAAGACGGTCTCTTTCGACGCGCCGGTTTGCGGTCGGCGTGGCGACTTGGCGACTATGGCTGCAATCTGCTGCTCGCGGTCAAGTCGATCGCTCCCTTTTCCGAGCCCGGATGGTTCGTACAAGTAGAGGGGCTCACGAATCCAAGCGGGCCGTTCCGCCATCTCGACGATCGGAAGCATGAAGGCCCAGTCGACGGCGATGTCGACATAGCGAGTGCCCAACTTCAGATCGTGGTCGGGGATGGCGTCGAACAGACGCTTGCGGAATGTGCGAAGGTGTTGCCACACGTTGCCCCCGCGTGACTGCCGTGGGGCGTCGAACGCCACTGGATACTCTGCGTGCTTGTCGGTGCGGAGCATCGAGCCGACCGTCACGTCCGCGCCCTTGAGGTACTCGGTCCCCAAGCGATCCAGAACGGAGCTCCCGATGAGAGCGTCATCGAGGTCGAGGGTGATGATCACGCTGTCTGGGTTTGTGCAGATGTGACGGATCGCCAGCGTCATGTTCGCCAGCTGTCCACGCCGCTCGCGGGGTTGGATGAGCGTGACCCGCTCACGCCAAGGCTCGATCGCCAACCGCAGGGAGTGACGAGCGAGTTCGGAAGAGCCATCGTCGATGATGACAGCACCCCAGTCGTGCCGGTGCTGGGACGCGAGCGATTCGAGGCACCGGGCGGCACGCCCCGGCGGTACGTTGCGCCCGGTGATCACGAAGACGAATGGTTCGGATCGGTTCCGGGGCACCCAAAGGAGCGGGCCGCCGACGAGCTCCACCCGCCCCATCTGCTCTGCAGGCATGTGCCCCTGTTCCACCAGGTCCATCAGGAGCATCCAGTCCATTACCGACCGCTTGAACTCGTTCGGCGGATGGATGAACGCGGTCTGAGCGTCGCCCCCTCGCATTGACACGATGTGCCCTGCTGCGGCGGCGATGTCCATCGAGCGATGCCATGAGTGCTGTGGAGCGTCTGCATCCAGTTGGTTGGGAAATGGGCGTGCCGCCATCAACCTGGCCTTGTGGAGGAGACATCCGCGAGCCTCGACGCGCCACGGACCGCCGCCGTTGCCGGGTGTGAAGGGTTGCGACGAGGGTTGCGGGATGTTCAGCGACACGGTGACCGCAAGCGGTGTCGCCTCAATCGCCGCGATCATCTCGCCGAGATAATCGTGAACTCGGTTGCCACGGCTAATCAGCAGGTCCGAGTCAACCTGGAGGATGTAGTCGCCCGTGCAGGTCTCCATCGCCAACAGCGGAGTTGCCAGGGGAGCACCCTGGCTCGTGTGCGTCTTGTCCGAGTCGATGCCACACCACTCTTTGACGATCCGGCGTGATTCGCCGCCGACGCCGGGCCCTTGGACGATGCGATCGATGATGCCGCGCCGCAAGAGCCGCTCGCCAGCCTCCTGGAGAGCATTCCAATCCGACCCCGCGTGCTGTCGCACAAATCCATCGCGGCGTGAATCGATGGCAAGCACTCGCTCGTCGAATGTGCGGGGACCCTCAAGCTGTGCGACCAGGTGGGCGACCTGCCGCTCGAGGGTCGCGGCTTCCATCGCGCACGTTTTGATGACGAGCGACACCGTTCGGGGCGGTTGGGGAGCCGGAATGGGTCGGCACACGAGCGTGATAAAGTCCGACGCCGGCTCGAAACGCTCAGTGTCTACGGTGCGGCTTTCAACGCGACGATCCACTTGGATGCCGTGGCGAAGGAGGTCTCGCTCCACTCTGGCCAGCGGTCTGTGGAACTCGCGGCGGCCCGCACCGGTCTCGGCGTTCTCGGTGTACCAGAATGTGTCCTCGTAGGTCATGCCTGCCGGCAGATCCCGACGCCGATGGAGCGAAGTGGGGCCGCCGAATGTGCCGAACGGATTGCAGAACGAAATTACTAGCAGGCCATCGTCGCGTACCGATGCGCGGAGATCCGCAAGGACCTGCTCGTATTCCGACCCGTCGTCAAGCTCGCAGATCACTAGCGAGCACACGGCCGCGTCGAATGGGGCGTGAGACAGCGCCGTTATCCTGTCGGTGGTGAGGATCAGGTTCTTCGGGACAGGGCCCTGTTCCGCCCACTTCGCGGGCATCCCTTCGCCGGGATCGAACCCGACCGTCTGCAGACCCGCTTCGGCAAGGCGGCGTGCGCTTCGTGCCTTCTTGCCGCATCCGTAGTCAAGGACTCGCTTCGCCGGGGACTTGAGGAGGATGTCGTCAACCGCTGCAGCAACGATCCGCGTCGCGGAGGGCTTATCCTCGTTCAGCGCCATCCAGAACCGGCTGAATCCATCGAGCTCGGGAAGTGCCTTGTCTGTGAGTGCGCGTCGCATCAGCTCTTCGAGGTCGGCGCGGTGGGGCCATCGCCAGGTCAGCCATGCTCGCTCGGCCATCGAGCGATAGCCCGCGTCCGTAAACGAACGGACGTCCGAGCCGTAGTCAATGAGCTTGAGACCGGTCGCCGACACCCGTAGGTTCTTAGGGTGCATGTTTCTGAAAACGATGCCGTTGGCCTTGCACTCTCGCAGCAGCCCGATGATCTCTGTCCCACGCCCGCCAGCGTACGGCTCGCTCGGCTCGAACGGGTACACCACCAACAGCGTGCCGTCCTTGACCTCAACGCGCGCAAGCGGATACAGATGTTTTGCATGCTCGAACTGATCGCGAAAGTGTGTCAGCATGGCGAGCGTGTCGTGGTTCGGACGACGCTTGAGCAGATCGAAGACCTTATAGACCCGATCCTCGTCGGTGAACACGATGCCCTCCCCGCCCG